AAAGCCGGAAAAGCATTCCACAAACTATACATTACCGACGATGAAGGAAAACTGGACTTTGAAGGTGTCGGAGAAAAGGACGGGAAAAGTTTTATTGTAAAACTAAGAGTTTACAACCCGGGATTACAATCTAAACTACTCGGTTTCATTAACCTTGTAAAAAATGACAATCTGGTATTTATCGTTCCCGACTGCAATAGTGGCCTTTTCCTATTAGGGGATGAATTACGTCCTGCTATTCTTGACAGTATGGACGGGATGACCACCGGACAAAAGACCGAAGAGCGTCCTGGTGCCGGAATGATCTTCACATACAAAACACCTGGGATATTCCGGTATAAAGGTAATATCCCAACTGTAATTGTTCCCACGACTATTCGTGCATGTTGTCCGGACGGAGTAGATGATTACCTGTCTTTTAATGCCGGCATTACAAAAAACTTGTTTATGCCGACAGATAATAAAAAGCTGATTTGCGTAATGGATTTGATTCCTGGGGATTCTACTTTCGAATTTAAAATGAAAGATACATTCTTATATAATTTCAGTTTGATTGGTGGTAATGCTGTACTTTGGCTATTTATAAACGGAACTGGATATGCAATTATATTTCAGTCTGGAAAGAATGGAAATGAACGCATAAAAGTCAGGATGGAATTAGGACTTGAAAATAATGCTCCGATTTTTACTGCATTTGTGAATGATATACTGGTAGAGTCAGCAATGGAATCAACAGAAGATATTATCGCACCTACCGAAGATGCGATGAATATTTTGACAGCTCGTGGCGGATATTTTAGTGGAAAATTATTTTCGTTTGAAATATTCCAAGAAAAAACGCCAATTACAAAATGGAATTTTCAGGGAGAAATTCCGGGTGAATGCCTAAAAAATAAAGTAAGTACTATGTTTGCACTTACTGCCAACAACGTCGATGATATGAGCCAGTTTATCAAAGACATCCCTATTCCTGCATAACCAGAACCGTCTAAAAGACGGTTCATTTTAATACACATTATGATTGAAATGTTCGTAAACGACCAGGCTTTAACTCTGCCTGATGATTTAAATATCCGGATTGAACTGAACTTCCCGACTTTCGAAAGTGATGTCATTCCGGCAAGTATCATTTATCATTTTGATTTACCATTTCTCGGAAATGAATCAATTTTAAATTACAGCAACCATATCGAAGTAATGGGGAAATTCTATGAATATCCCTGGCGAATGAACTTTGACGGAATAAACCTGTTTTCCGGAAAACTGATTGTAACATCTGTTGCTGAAGTCTTCCGATGTGCTGTAACTTTACGACAGCTCCCTGCCGATTTTGCCGATAAGAATATTGATAGCTTCACATTTCCTACCTTGCAATTAGTTCCTACAGGCTCTGGAATCAACAATACATCCCAAATCCCGGGAATCACACATAAATTATTTACACTCCCCAAAATATACGCACCGGAACTGTTTTCGTCCAATCCGGCATGGTGTAAAATTGTCAACCGTTTTCCATCTACCGAACAGAACCGGTACAGCGAAAGTGCAATTCCAATATTCTACGTATTTAAAATCCTCGAAATAATATTTACTTCAGAAGATTTTTTCGTAGCATATAGCGATTCAGCTTTAGCAAAAAATTCCCTGATTTTCGATTCATTATTATTCTTCAATAACTACACTCTCGATACATCTCCGGAAGAATACGTCGGAACATCATCTTTAAATATATATTACTACAAGAATAATATATATCCCAAAAATCATTTGCCTGCCATTAGTGTAAATAGTGTATTGGTCGGCCTGAAACAAATGTTTACCCTGACCACCTTTGTCGATAACCAGACCAACATGGTTCAGTTTCTGTTTTTCAAAGATATTGCGGATTCGAAAATCCTCGATCTCTCCGATATTGTTTTGGACGGCCATGAGGTTCTGATCAACGAACCGACCGCGTTTCATTTAAAATTCAGTGACGACGATTACAAGGTCGATGGCCCTGTAACCGCTTACGGGACACTCAGCCACGCCGGTACTCCAAGCCGCGAAGATTTACTGATAAGTGTGCAGGCTGTAAACAGCTATTATAAATCAGTTCCGGGCTCTGATTTCACCCCGGGGGGTGACGTGATCGACATCCTGGAATGGAAAAGAGTGGGTAACAGCTTCTTCCCTCTGAAAACTAATCCCGATCTCTCAAAAACAGAAGAGGTATCGATCGAAGCATCTCCTATGCCAATGGATTATTTCGCAAATACCCCCTATCCATTTTACGAAGAAGGAGGTGTTTCCCCACGTTTCGCGCCAGACGCTTCCAAAACAGATAAACTAATCTTCTTTTTTACCGATAAATTGAATCGGAACCTGGGAACATCATCGGAAATACAATCTAATGGAACTGTCTATTCCGACCGTCCGGGATTAAAAATAGGCACCTCATACGGTCTATATAACAAACTACTCAAACCCTGGTACGATTTCCTTGAAAACGCAAACGAATATACTTTTTCTTTCAAATGTTCCATTGAGGATATCCTTCGGATCATTCCGATTTTCGGATATCAGGAAGCAAGTACACGAGACCAGATCCGCCGGATCCGGGTCCGGAATCAAGTCTATATCCCCAAACAATTCACATTCGAACTGACTCATACAAAAATAACCTGTCAGGCAAAACTCATGAAAGATGACGGAAATCATTGAAAATATTGAATCATTCAACAAAGATATCGTCTCCTGGGGACACCGGACCCGACAGACCATCCTGGGAAAGATCCCAAAGGGCCGGCATGCTTCAGGTGCAAAAGAAGAACCACTGGCCCGTTCATTCCGAATGAATACTTCAAAAACATTCGGAGAAATCGACCGGATCGGTTTTTCTTTCAGCCTGCATGGCGTTTTCCTGCAAAAAGGAGTCGGACGGGGTTATATTTCCAAAAACGGTGTCGTTATGCGAGGCGAACGGATAAATCATTCCAGAAATCCCAAAACAAAATCAACCGACTTCAGAACCATTCCCGGCGTTATCTCCAGGCGCAAACTGGATTGGTTCAACGGTCCATTGCAATCCAGATTCGAAAACTTATCGGATCTTGTTGCTGAACACAAAGCTGATCAGGCTATTCTTAATTTCAAGCGGATGAAAATTCAATAAAACTCCGTAAACGCTTTGCCACCTCAAAAATTTTCCTTATCATTGCAATGCAAAAACAAACTCAGTAGGGTGGAGATAGACCGCCCTTAAATCCATAGGCGGATTTTTTATGTCTATCACTCAACACATGATAAACGCATGCGGCGTGTACCCCCGTCCTTAGCTGTAATGGCGAAAGGAAACCCTACTGAGAGTTTTTGCAACGGGACAGGCACGCCGTTTTCTGTGCTTAAAAATGCAAAAAACTCAGTATTATGGAAAAGAAAAACACCTCTCCCACTGTCGCGGAGCAAAAACAAATCTTAGAGACTTGTGTACACAAACTTGAAGAAGTCAATGCCTGTATTCTGGCAATGTATCCCACGTTATCAACCAATCTGCCTTTATCAGATTATACGAATGAAGAACTGATTGCCCATGAACTTTGCGAGGATATTTTTTCAGATTTTATCCGGTTTGGACATATTCTGATCGAAGTTGTCAGAAAGGAGGTAGTTTATGAAAACTAACGAACCAATCAAGATCCAGCGGGATGAAACCATTATCTACGGTTCTCAGCTAAGGGAAGAGTATTATTTCTTCACATGGAAGGGATATTGCTGCGAAGAAACATTCTCGTACGACGAAATTATAGCTATTCATGAACTTACAGGCCGGATGATTGCAGAACACAAAGAAAAGGTGGCTTATAATGGACAAAAATAAAATTCTTCAGTTTGTTGCCCAGTTACAGGAACTCCGTGACAACGTCGAAGATTTCATGTATTTTTCTACCATACCCGTAGAACATCTGGAGATTAATTTCAATGAAGGTATGGATAGAGCAGTAGAAGCTGTATTATTCCTATACGGGGAAATCGTGTTAGACGAAATTCAGCGTAAAAAAGTATCAAACTAATATCACAGCCCGGCAATCCGCCGGGCTATTTTTGTCCTTTTTCTCCCCTCTGATCCTCTTTACCATTGCCATAAAATATTACAATTATGGCATCTAAAAGCACAATTAACAAACGTGTAAACATTTACATCAACGGCCGGGAAGTCAGCAATGACATAAAATCCATCCGGACTGAAATGCAAAAGGCAGTCAATGATATTGCCCGTATGAAACGCGGCAGCGATGAATACAACGCGAAAGCCAAAGAAATCCGCACCCTTAAAGCCATTATCCAGGAACACAACCAGCAACTCCGGACAACGGAGCAACGGTGGTCTTCTCTAAATAACGTTGCCAATGGCTTAAAGAAATATTCCGGTATTATTCTTTCTTTTGTTGGTTCGCTCACCGGAGCAACATTAGGTTTTCAAAAGTGTGCCGAAGAAGCTGAAAAATTTGAGGAAAATTTGGACAACCTTTCTGCCCTGACCGGACTGGGAGGGAAAAATCTTTCCTGGTTAGGCGATCAGGCAAAAGAGATGTCTGTAAAAACAACAGAGTCCGGAATAAAAATCAAACAATCGGCAACTGATATTCTGGACGCCTTCACAAAAATAGGATCACAACGGCCGGAACTGCTCAAAAACAAAGAAGCTTTGGCTGCCGTAACGGAAGACGCTATTATTCTCAGCGAAGCTGCAAAGATAGAGCTGGAACCGGCAACAGCATCCCTAGCTAATGTCATGAATCAGTTCAATGAAAAATCTTCCTCCAGTCGCAGGATCATCAACGAACTAGCCGCGGGGTCTCAGACCGGTTCGGGAGATATCCAGTATCTTTCCAATGCAATAGAAAAATGCGGTACCTCTGCCTACCTCATGGGTATGAAAACCAATCAGACAATCGGTGTAGTCGAAGCTATTGCCCCGAAATTCAAAGATGCATCTCAGGCCGGTAACAGCTTTGACAAGGTATTGCTAACAATGAAAGATAAACAAATCGGTTATCAGTCCGGCCTGTTTAACATGAACGATGCATTGGATGAACTTCAAACCAGATTTGCTAAAGGGGAAAAAGCATCCGACCTTTTTGGAAAAGAACACGCGAAAATGGCTGAAGTTCTCGTTATGGCTAAAGATGATGTAATACGCTATACTGAGGCTGTTACCGGAACGGACAAGGCGTTGGAACAAGCAGCAAAAAATACGAACAA